GGGACACAGAGAGGTCTACATATAGTGGTCATAAGGTATCAAACACCCTATATCTAGTGGTAACACCTAGAGTTAACCCAATGTCTCACATAAGGATTGACATTAAGTAAACCATAAGTTACCATAAGGGTGGCACTCTTTGGGTGGAACTGAAGGAGGCCATAGGGGGGAACTCGGTGTTTATGAACTATGAGATACTCACTCAGATTTTTCTGTAGGATTCTTAAAGGGGTACATCAAGTCTCATAAGGTTCACCACAGAGTGGCTATCATAAGGTTAGACTGCGTGTAAGACCCTAAGAGACCCTGTAGACCATAGAGGGTACATAAGGGTTACTCTTAGAGTTGACTTCTTACAGTGATTATAGGGAAGATGTATATCGACCATAATCACTAAGAGCGCATAAGCGCCAATGAGCAGTCTAAGGAACACAAGCGAGTAGAGAACAAAGCAGAGTCTCCAGTTCACCGATGTGTTCAGCACTAGATGCGAGACCAATGGAAGCAGCAAGTACAGCGAGAAATTTGTAGGTCACTCGATGCGTTGCCAGTGTCTTGAGCACGGATAGTAAGCGCATAGAGCGTCCTCCTTGTTATACTTGATGGTTACACTGATAGTGGGGATGTAATTACTATTACTACCATCCCTCACTGTAAGGGTCTCTAAGAGTAGTCACTAAGTATGCACTTTGCATATGCAGTCTATAAGTGTCTTTAAGTTGTCTTAGGGTGCCCTTCCCAATAGTGAGTCGTATTAATTTCTTCATGTATATCAGTAAGTTACTTGATGGTAACGTAGCGGTACTAAGTGCTTACCCATGCACCTTTCCCGCATACTTATCTAATTACCACTCAATGAAGCACTCTCCATCACCATCGTCCTCATAGTAGATGTCCACACCTCCAGACACTAACTCACGAGCCATGTCACCACCGATGATAGATTTCTCCATGTGATGTTCAAGGAACTCAAGGGTCATAGCTTCCTCGCCAACCTTAGAGTCCACCTGCATCCCTTCACGAAGGAACTCGATACCCAATGCGATAGCATCAAGTCGGTCATCGTGTGCCACAGCGCCCTTCTCACGAGTCATACGGGTCATCTGATAGAACGCACTGTAGCGAACATCATGTTTCCCATCGAGGTCACGAGCGGTCTGGTAGTCCTCACGGATTACTTCGTCACGGATGATAAGGCGGTGTGCACCCATCAACGGTTCGATAGTATCGCAGATACGCATCTCCTTCATGCCACGAGCACGAATCTCTTCTAAGGCACACTTGTGGTGCTTCAGGAGAACCGGAGAGAATACCTTACCGAACATACCATCACCGAAGTTACTCTCGTGTACGACCGTCTGTACCTTCCACTGCTTGGCCTTCTTAGCGAGCTTCTCTAGGGTAGGGTCATCGTAGCCACCACGGAACCCACCGACCTCCATCAAGTAGATGTAGCCGTTCAGGGTGTAGAGGACTGCGTAACCCGTTTCATCCTTACCACGACCAGAGGGGTCAATGACGAGAATCTTTTGCTGATACTCAGCGGTCTTAGAGGAACACACATGGAAGCTGTGAATGTCGTCACCCTTCAGACCCACGTTAGGAAGTTCCTCATTGCGGTTCTGACGGTTCGGCAACCACTGGTAGGACAATGGGGCACGTTCAGTGTCCACTGCGCACACAATGGCATCACGGAGCCTCAGAGGGTACTTCTCGGCATCACTCAGGTTAGGGTTTAGCATGAACTGTAGCGTGTAACCAGCTTTACCATATTCGAGTTCACGTTCACGGAGGTCATCCATATCGAATCGAACAGGGTCAGTAGGTTGACCACGGAGTAACTCAAAGCCTTCATCATACTCAGCCTTCAGCATAGGAGCCAAGCGGTCGCCATAGTAGAGAGCCTCAGCGTCGTTGCGTGGATACTGTGCAGGCCAGATTACCGTAGAGTACCCTTTGTTATCTTCCAGTTCCTTGTAGAGCGTCATCTCGGTTTGTGGTGTCCCAAGGTAGATAACACGGCTAGTAGGCAACGGCTTAAGCAATGCAGCGAACTCAGTAACCAATGTCCACAGCTTCTCACGAGCAGAGCTAGTAGAGCTATTACCGGGAACCTCCACGTCATCTGCGATGATAATGTCAGCACGGCTACCAGTCAACTGACCAGTAATACCCACGGACTTCACAGAAGGTGAGTGGTCGGGTTTAGCCAAGCCTACATCAAAGCTAATCACGGAGTCACGCTGTCCCGGTCGAGGTTTCAACTCAGCGAGGAATGGCAGCAAGTCAATGATGTTCTTGATGAAGATGGAGTTAGCATCCGCACGTTCCTTAGAGGCAGACACAATGAGCACCTTAAGTTGAGGGTCACGCCATAAGACCCACACGACGAACGCACAGGTGATAAAGGACTTGCCGATACCACGGAACGCCTGAAGGATAAACTTCTTGTGGTCGCCGTTAGCGAGTGTACGTGCCATATCAATTTGACACTTGGTTGGTTTAGGTAAGTTCAGAGCCTTCCATAAGACGAACAGGAAGGCCACGAAGTCACCCTTAAGTTGCGCCACGATGAGCGCATTTTTGTTTGCTTGAGTAGACATTGTGGCCTCCTATTGTTGCATTTCTTTGATTGTATTTTGGAGCGCTTTAATCCACGCATCCCCTCTTTGAGTTACTCCGATAAGACGCTTACTAAACTCTTCGTCAAGTTCGGCTCTACCATCAACGAGGCATCCACCGTTAGCTTGGAGTTCTCGTGAGGTGGCTGATAGCTTGACACGCAGCCGCTTACCATCGTTACGCAAATCATTAATGACCCTATCAGTGCTGCCTTCCAGCGCCGCAAGGTCTTCTTGGTATTGTCGTGAGACTTCATTGAGAGCAGTCTGTTTATCCGCAGTCGCCTCAACTTTCTTAACGTACTCATTGTGCACCTCCTGTTCCCATTTAGTGTTAGCCTTGTCATAGCCGTGGTTGTACGCAAGGGTCATCCCCAAGGCAAAGGCCACAGCGATGGCGTAGCTCTTTAAATTCTTGAGCATAACTACCCTCCCCATTTCTCAGATTGCACGTAGCGCCGTCTTCTGTAGGTATGCAACCGCCTTAGCCACACTAGATGTAGTGTCCCCAAGGGCACCAATTGCTGCATTACATTTACGACAAAGAATACCACGCACATCTCCAGTGGAGTGGCAATGGTCTACACAAGCAGTGGCCTTCGGGTGGAAGGTGAGTTCAACCCCACAAATCCCACAGACGCCTCCTTGTTTATCCAGCATGTCCCCTAGAGTTTCATAAGACACACCATACTTACTTTCTACCTGTTTACGTCTGGAGTATTCCCTACGTGCCTCTTTCTTCTCACGGTAGAGGCGAACCGATTCTGGAATAGACATAGCACCTCCTATTGATAATTCATAAAGGCCACCGTAAGGAGACCTTGAGTATTACCATCAGTTAAGCGTGTACTTCTCGTCTTCAGTGAGACCATCGGAGCCTACCATGTTCTGGTACTCTTCGAGTCCATCTGCCAGTCCACCAAGGATGTTACGGTCTGGCTGTAACTTGGAGACTTGGAACTTGTGGCGCTCTAACAGTTTCCCGATTGCGTTGTACAGTTGAGGTGTGCGGCGTTCATCGTTCTGCAAGTCAGCAAGCATACGTTGAGCCATCTCAGTGTCCAGCATCTCAAGGAATTGAATTAAGGATTTATCATTAGACATCTTTACCCTCCTTCTTCCATTTGATAATCACATCGACTACCTTGGCACCAATTTGAGCCACTGTGTAGGCAATTGCGGCTACATAAAACCACTCGTTAAGAGACAGTCCGAAGAACAGACGGGCAGCACCATCAGCAACACCTGTCCCTACAATCGGAGCAGCCTTAACTACTTCGTTATTAAAATCTAATGACAACATTGTGTCCTCCTAATGTCAGCCATCCGTGGTCTACTGTTTACGCTTCCGGCTTCTCAGGCCAGTCGTAGAAAGGAAGAACACTTAAGTCCACTTTAAACACTGCCAGTCGATATTTTCTCCATGCCTTGAGAATGCCCTCAAGACCCTCTTCGCCCAACTCAATGAAGTCAGCATACTGGTCAATCTTGGTGGATGCCTGTGCAATCAAGCGAGCCTTCTGGTTCTCAAAGTACCGAGGGTTCCAGTCTAGCTTCTCTCCATCCCACCACCACTGTACCATGTTGTCTCGTGAGTACTCTTTCGGAATACTCTCCAACTCAATGACACCAGCAGAGCCTTGCACAGCTAATTCCTGTACGTCCTTCTCACATTGAATGACAGTTCCATCCTTAGCATACACGAGCTTCCATGTGTCCTTCTCAAAGGTCTCCCGAAGTTCGTACCAGTCGTTACCATTCTCGTCCATAGAGAAGCCAACCCCATGCTCTAGCAGGTCAGCATTCTCTTTGGTTTTACGAGGGGTATACTTTACGAAGTTCTTGTAGTGACGTAAAGCCCTCATAGTGTTTCCTCCTTTGTATATTAGTAGATATTAAAGCGTTGTCCGTTGTTTCGAACATATTGCATAACACGCCACTGAATTGTGTCAATGGCACCATCAGCGTTACCATTAACTACACCAGTGATAACCTTTCCGTCGCCATCCCCAATACCATAGGCATTCCACACAGGAGAATCGTTACGGCCTCCCATGGCGATATGGTTGACAGTCTGGTCTCCTAACCACTGTGTGAGTGGACGGTTCCCCCAAACGGTTCCCCAAATGTCACCGTTCTGGTAGATAATTCCACCATCACCAACTTTAACATCACCACGAGAGTGGAACGCTCCATTATTGGGGTCAAACTGCCAGAGACCGTTGGTTCCGTTGTCGCCAATTACGTGGATACACCCATTAGCAAAACGACCATTACCAGATGTCAACATACCAAACGTAGCAACTGTGCCATAGCCGTGGCCTTGTGTTTCAACTGTGCCTTTTAGGATAGGGTAATACTCACCGTATCCATTAGGGGCTTGGAATCTACCAGTCTTGGTAAATGGTGCAGCCTTGTCAGCATACTGATTCGCAAAGGCACCGCGACCCGGCCAATGCTGTTCCCTGTCGTGTTGGAACAGGTTGTTAGCATACTGATTACCAGCAGAACGGATGTCACCACCAGCACTCATGTGACCGCGCAGGGATAACGTTGGAGTCCCACCTTCAGTCTGACGCTCAGAATACAAGTGCCATCCGTCCTTATCACCCCACTCCATTACGGAGTAGCGACCGGGAACCCCACCGAAGAACTGTTGGTACTGTCCGCAGTCGAAACCATTTGATGTCATATACAATCGTCCATCCAAATGTTGCTCACCTTTCCAGAACACACGGATTCCATCAACCTTCTCGATTGCGGCAGCAAGAGCGTTCATGCTACCTAACTTGTTGGCCTCGTTAGTTGCTCGGTCAGCTTCATTCTTAGAGCGGTCAGCTTCAACCTTTGAGTAGTGCTGCCAGTGCTTCGCAGAGAACTCACCATCCTGAATGACTACATCGACCGGGTTAACAGCCCACTTCTTAGACCATCCCATGTAACTGTTAGATTCCTCAGCGAAACGCAAGGACTCGTTACGGCTATTGGACGCTTGGTCTTTAGCGGAGTTAGCCACATCACGAGCAGCAATGGCTTGGTCTTTAGCAGACTCAGCAACGCCTCGGTGAGTGTTAGCCTCATTCTTGAACTGTTCGGCCTCATTGCGCATACGTCCAGCCCAATCTGATTGTCTCTTCGCTTCTTCTGCGGATTCTTTCGCTCGATTGGCAGAATTAAGGGCAGAGTCGTTCCACACCTTGAGTGACCTTAAGTTAACAGCATCACCGTCATCTACCGGGTTAGCTACATTGACAATACGCCGACCACGCGCATCCAAGTGACCATCGTTGTTGACACCAATGGTATCCGCAGTGAGGTCTCGTGCTTCTTCAGCAACGTGTAGGGTCTGAATCTGTGCGATGTTCAGGTCATACGCACGGAGGATTGAGCCATCAGCAAAGTCAACCAGACGGTCTGTAGCGGAGGTGTAGCGTCGAATCTCGATGGAGTCATAACCATCAGCAGCAGTCCACGCACGGGTTGTTGTGATTTGAGTCTTAGTGGTAAACCTGAAGTCCTGATTGAGAACAAGTTCCTTACGGTCTTTACCAATTAGAGTTACCGTCACAAACTTACGGGCCAAGTATTCAAAGGTGATTGCAAAGTCCACAGCACCAGTTAGCGGGTAAGTCATTACGGTACGAATTTTAAGAGCCATAGCGTACCTCCTTAGTTGGAATAAATAGGGAAGCTGTGAGAGCCTTCCCAATAGTGAGTCGTATTGTTTACTTCTTGTCAGCCTTGATGTGAACCCCGTTAGCCTCATAGAACTTAATGAGCATCTGTTGGGAGATTGGGTCGTTAGGAATCATCTCTCGGTGAGCATTCATTAAGCCAGTCATCATCTCACGCTCGGTCGGTTTGTTGGGAGCCGTAAGGACACCGTAAGCATTTCGACCAGCAGCAAGAGTGGCACCAGCGAACCCAAGAGCAGGAACCTGTTCACCAATAGCGCCCATAATGGAATCACCCATGTCACGAGAAGTCACTGCCTTATTGCGGTCACGTTTGTCATCACCTTTCGGTAGAATCGTAGAGCGAACCATAAGACCTTGGTCGTAACCCGCAGCACCCATAGCGAAGTTAGCGATACTCAACGGAGACCCTAAGTGTGAACTTCGGGATGCCGTAGCATAGGCAATCATCTTCGGGTCGAGAGCTTTCTTCAAGTAATCCTTCTGTTGCTCTTTAGGAAGTCCAGCAGCTTTCAAGTGAGCCTGTGCCACATAGTAGGAGCCAGCAATACCACCAGAGATAGCATAGGTCAGCGCCATGTCCATAGCTCGGTGATTCTTCATAGCCTCGTGACCGGAGCGGATAAACTTAGAGTTCATCGACTTGATTACGAAAGACTTGAACTGAAGGACCAACTTAGCGGCAGCACCAAACGCATGGGAATCCTGTAAGGAAACCTTGTGAGGTCTCAGCATAGTCTCATCGGCAACCTTATCAGCTAAACGCCACAGGTCCATAGCACGAGGGTCATTAGCCAGCTTGCGCTTGTCCTTGAAGGTGTACTTACCGTCAGCACCTTGAGTGACGTTCTCACGGATGAGGTTCTGAATGCCTTCCCACTGTTCCTTTGAGATACTCGCAGATTTCAGCATGTCGCCTTTAATCCACTTGTTGGCACCCTTACCAGTAATGGCGTGAGTTACCACATCTCCCATGACACCCTGACGGGCCATATCCAGAATGTAGTTGGAAGTACCGTTGAGGAACTTAGTGAACGGAGAGCGAGCAGCCAACTCTTGAGTTGTGTGTTTAACCGTACCAACAACCTTAGCGGCAACATCAGGTGTATCCGTAGATTCACGGAGTCGCTGAATGATGTCCTGACGTGTCGGTCTGATTAAGTCATCAAACTCTTTACCGAACACCATAGAGTGTAGTTCCTTAAGTTCCTTACCGGACACTGGCTTGTTACGGAACGCTAGGTCGCGCAGAGCAGGAATGCCATGCAGCATCGCACGGGTGTTACCCTTCGCCAAGAGACCAGAGATTTCAGTTAGGTTCTGCAAGCCCATGTATGCGTTCTTCGTAAAGAATGACATATCGGATAGAGCGCGAACCATAGTGTCACCTACAGTATCCTGATTGCGTCGAGCACGACCAGTGACAATCTTAACGACATCCTTAAGTGCTTCCACTTCACCTTTCATTGTGCCTTTACCTTCAGACTTCTTATCAAGAGCCATAATAGCGTCCTTGATTTCAGCAGTAGTCTTGCCTGTGCCTCCCATGATAGCAATATCACCATCAACACGGCGGTCATATGCTGGCATCACATGCTTCATATCGAAGTCACGAAGGTCATTCACAGAGAACTGTTGCCCATTCGGTAGAGTGATTGGCACGTCAGAATCGAATAGGTTACGGGCTTCAAGGAATGAGTTGTTCTCAATACCTACGAGACCCTCAATGTTATCATCGATGACACTTGAAGAGTTGAACTCATCGGTCTTCGCGATACCATAAGCCTTGTCGCTGGCGTGTTTCATCACCATATCTTCAGTAACAGCTTTAGGGTCTATGCCCAAAGTCTCCGCTAAGTGCTCATCAATACGGGCCTTGACTTCAGGACGTGCATGATATGATGCCATCAGGCTTGCAGCAACTGCTTCCTGTAAACCATCAGAACCTCCAAGAGCCTGTGAGTACACCTGCTTGGCTTCCCGTGAGTACACATGAGGAACGTAAGTCCCTTTGTGACGACTGTTAGGGAAGATAGAGGTGGCCTTGTTACCGAACATCGACGGGTTCTCCATCATCTCACGCTTGAGGTCATAGTGTTCCTTCACGATGTCCATCACCTTACGCTCTTCCTTGGTCAAGTTAGCCTGAAGTTCAGGTCTCTCGATAGCCTCACTAATACGACGATAGATTGTTTGACGGGCACCTTGAGCACCACTCTTGAACATACCCACAGACCACTCAGGGTCAGCCATCGCTTCCTTCATTACACTATAGAGGTTATTGTAGGTTCGATGGTTGAGACTGCGCAGTCGCTCTATGATGTCAGATGTAGTAGAACCAAACTTACCATGTGAGCCTGACTCCATACCTGTAGGTGAGCGCACTAAGTCCTTTGCAAGACCACGGATTTCAGCGTGTTCTGAACGTAGAGTTTTCAAGCCGATTTCACTTAGTCCACGCATAGGCAATCCCCAAGCAGCACGTTCAGGGTCCACTTCAGCGAACTCTTTGGCAGTCATTGGGTTAGCCAAGTTGGTATCACTAATGATTGAGCCATCCTTCAGGACTACAGCACCCGGTTCAGTTTCGAGAGGCGCATACTCAACGCCGTTGTGCTGTGAGAACACTCGGTCTTCACTAGGAGGCATACGACTTCCATCATATCCACCAGTGTTACGGGCAGTCTCACGAGCCTCGAAGCGCATCTGTGCAGCAGCAAAGGGGTTCTCAATCTGTTCAGCACCAGACTTACGGAGACCAGCAGCAACACCATCTGCCACAGCAGTCAGTCCACCAGCCAGTAACATCCCAGCAAGGGCAGCTTCAGCATAGTGCGCATCACCTCCAGCAACCGATGTACGCAGACCTTCAGAGGCAACGTTAATAGCGCCTGCCTGTGCACCCACAATCAACGCCTTGTTCACCAGTTTGAATCCTTTAGCCGCAGTCCCAGCGATAGGAATGTATGTCAGCGGGTCAACACCAGCACCAATAAGGCCAGCAGACAATTTGGCACCAAGACCAGCGTCAGCAGCCTTAGAGTCCAACTCGAAGTTCTCATTGGCTAACTTGATTAGTTCATCCAGATTCTCAGAGGAACCGCCCAGCACTACGTTCATGTACGCAGGGTTCTTCACTTCGTTGCGAATCTTTTCGAGTTCTTCAGGCGACCAAATGTGGCTGTTAAACCGTGTCGGTTGAAGTACATCAGTAACAACATCGAAACCATTATCACGCTTACCAGCACGGAAGGCCACACCCAAGGTTGAGTTGGAGAGTTCTGCTTCAGCAGCATTACCGAATCCGAAGAAGGTTGAACGCTCATTGGCTTCGTCGAGTGTAGTTCCTTTTGCTTCCCAATAGTCTTTTCCGAACGGCTGATTGGGAGCGGCCTGTTCTTTACCTTGAAAGGACATTGAGTGAGACTCAGGGAGTTCAGTTGTTACCTTTCCTTTCTTCCCGATACCACTCATCGCAGCATCAAACGGAATCCCTTTAGCCTTTGGGGTGATACCACCGAATGACTCAATGTCCCCACTCTTAGGTGACTTAGCGACATCCAGAAGTGAGCGGAGATAGTTGCGCCCCTCATCACCGATGCTGGCAAAGTTACCGGAGTCGTAGGCTTCCAATTGAGGTTTACCATCACGTCCCTCACCTTGGTTGTACGCTAGGGCAGCTTTGAGTTCGTCACCATTGTACTTCTTAACGAGGTCTGCAAGGTAGCGAGCGCCAGCGTCAATAGACTTAGCCGGGTCGCTGAAGTCCTCATCAGACTGTAGGCCATAAGCCTGACCAGTTGCCTTAGTGAACTGCATGACACCTCGTGGCCCGGTTTTGGATTGAGCTTTCGGATTGAATCGGGACTCTACCCAACCGACCTTCCGAAGAAGGCCATAGGAGACTCCATGTGTGTCAGCAGCTTGTTGAAATAACGCATCATATTCATGCGGTTCGTTCGGGTTATACTTATCCACTTGGAACCTCCTATCGTGGTCTGTTAGTCTTTACCAGTCAGCGTGTCCAGAATACCTTTACCACTTACCGAATCGTACATGCTACCAGAACGCTTAGGTTTCTTGGCTTCACGTTCACGCTTACGGTTCATAGCTCGTGTATGAAGGGTTCGCTTGTTGGCATCTTTGAGTGCCTTGTCTCGTGCTTCCGCATCCAACTTGGCCTGATTCTCTTGGTACATCTTCGAGAGCAACTGCTTGTCGTACCGAATGTTTACCTGTCCGGTCGTGTCCATCAGGTAGATAGAGTCACCACGCTCGAACACAGTGAGTTGCTTGTTAGTCACCCAAGGGTTAGTCTCAGCGAGTTTCTTTGCGGCTGTGTCGATAATGTCCTTACCCTGTTTCCAAGAGTCCGGGTCATCGGTCACACGCAGAGAGTTTCTCGTTAAGACACCAATGGTATCACCATCAACATCATCACCAGTGAGAGTCGTTGTGTTCTCTTTGAGATACTTATCGACCTGTTGCATTGCCATATCAGAGTTACCTGTGCGGTACTTAACGGAGTCGTAAATCTTACGAGCACCCGCTTGAACAGTGGAAGGCATGTACTTGATTTCTGGAGACTCGGAGTTGTTCATCATAGAAGCCCATGCCTTGTCGTCCTCATACTGCATATCCTTGGTCAGAGATTGTCGAGCCTTATCTGCATCCAGCAGAATCTGCGGGTCAATCCCTTGGTTGTCCATCATGTCCATAGTGAGGAACATCTCGGCTTTATCAGGATACAGCGCAGCAAATAACTCAGGGTCAGCATTACGGACACGACGAAGAGCATTAAGTGCCACTCCACCATCTTTGGGCATCTTCCCGTTAATCACAGCGGACGTCCACTCCTTCTCAGCGTCCCCAATAAGTTCACCAACCGCAGTACGGAAAGCACCCTTCTCAGAGTCAGCCTTGAGGTAGTCCAGCTTCATTCGGTCCTTCTGTTCAGCAGTGATGCCCATAGCGTCAATGTCGGCTAACTTCTTGTTCGCATAGTTAACCATGTCACTATGGGTGAACTCACCAGTGTTCTCGTTGGTAGGCATATCGCCATACGCAGTAGACACATACTGACCATTGAGTCGCTTCTGGAACTGTGCGTCAATGACGTTCATCTTGTTCATCGACTTCTGTTGCTTGTCCATCTGCTTGGCTAACTCAGCGGTCTCCCGCTTCATCCTGTCCTGCATCTGCGTCTGTGCATTGATTAACGCCTGACGTTCAGGTGTCATCTCTTCGCCCGGTTGCAGTGTGTCCAGTTCAGCCTTGATGGATTGCAACTGTTCCCAGCCAGTGTTCACGTTCTCTTGGTTCAACGCAGAGTTCACATTAAGTTGGAACGCCTCGGTCTTCTTAGCATTCAACTGGAACTCATTATGTTGAGCCTTAACCATCAGATTGTTCCACTGTTCGGCACCCATCAGTTCCTTGAAGGTTGTCTCTTTTCCGTGGAGTTTCACCTTACGGTTCTCAATCTGTTGTAGGAACTGACCGCCACCTTCACGGTTAACCACGTCAGACAGACCTTGGCTAATCATTGTGAACGCTTGGTCATCACTAGGGATACTACCAGTGGTCAAGCCAGCCGTGAAGTAGTTCTCAAAGAACTCACCAGCATACGGGGAACGTAGGGTTTCCGGGTCGTTCAACACAGAGTTCAACTCTACGCGACTGTTGATGACAGCACCCTTCTTAGCTTGGTCACTCAGGAAGCTATCGTGAGCACCATAGAGGGCGATGTTACGCTCAGTGATGTCGGAGTTGAAACCCTTCTGGTAATACTCATCGGTCTCGTCGATACCAAACTGTTCCGCATAGTTCTTTGCGGCATCCTGTAGTCGGCTGTGACGGAACTCTTCCAACTCTTGACGGGTACGGAACTCACCGTTCTTAACCTTCTGTGCAACCTCATCGTCAACCAAGTAGGCAGCGTTACGACCAGTCTTAATCTTCAATGCTTCCATTGCGTAAGGGTCGTCCTGATACAGAAGTGTTCCATTCTTAATGGCCTCACGGCGTTGCTCAGGAGTCAACTTGCGGATAATCTCGTTGGAGCGCTCATCTGCCTTGTCCTTCTGGTGCTGGTCATACTTCATATAGGCATCCGCACCCATCTCAGCAAGTTTACCTACAGTCCCAATCAGAGCGGACTTCTTGGCATAGCTTGGGTCTTCATAGACAGTCGCAGCCTTAACATCCATACGACCAGTACCACGGAGTCGGCTTGCAGCAGGAGCACCCATGTTACCTAATGCTTGTGCTAACTTACTCATACAGTTACCTCCTGTGTTTACTTGCCTTGTCCGGTAGACTTAGCATCCGAAGCCTTAACCTTGGAAGCTGCCTTCTTGCCCAGCTTGTTAGTCAGAGGGCTACCAGCAGTTGCCACATCGACCAGCTTCGTTAAGCCTAAGCCTAATGGGTCAATGATTTGTTCCAGCTTGCCTTTCAGACGTGGTTCGGACTTGTTTATTTCATTGATTTGACTTACGGTATTCTCACGGTTAGCTAAACGCTTACCTAAGATGACACTGTAGTCACGTTGGTAGTTCTCGGTGATACCTTGAGACTCTCGAAGGAAGTCACCCTCAGTAACGCGAGCTACACGTTCCATAGAGTTACCTTCAAGCATTCCCTCACCGATAGCCGCTCGGATTGTCCCCATGTTCCGCACTCGGTTCATGTTGGCTTGTGTTAAGTCTTGGACAGTCGAGTCAAGGAGGTCACGAGATTCTAACTTTAGGTTAGCATCATTGTAGTTCATCTCCTTAATCATCTGCCAGCTTTGTCGTCTGCCTTGGTCAATCTGTGCAGCTTTGGCTTGTTCACCCTGCATACCACCAATGACCATCGAGGCGCCTTGCATAGCGATTGGTATTGCAGCCATCCAGCACATAGTTAACCTCCTATTGTGAATAGTTGGAATTGATTACTGTCACCAGTAAACTCATTGTGGAATACCGCACCGATAGACTTTAAGAACCTAATGTGGGACTTATTGCCGACCCAAACGTAGTTCCAGATAATCGGATACTGTTTGAGCATGGTATCACGATACTCCAGAATGAGCTTTCGGAACTCTCTTCGGGTCTTAATACTTAGTTTCCAAACACGAGCGGACGTTACGAACCACACTTTGTCGCCACGATTGCCACCGATAGCCACTGGCATACCGTGAAGTGACATAGTGACGCACTCCTTGGCTGGTGGAAATGATGGTTCAATCCCGTAGGCATGTGCCTCAGCGATGTCTTCAGGTGACGGAGTGAACCTAACAAAGTCTGATTCTTTAGTAGGTCTGATTATTAACATAGAGTTTCTCTCCTATAGTATAAACCCCTTCCCAATAGTGAGTCGTATTGTTCACTTATTGAGTCGGGGTGTTTAGGTTTAGATACCAGAAGAACGACGCAGGTAGTTTCCTTCCCAGCCACATCCAATCACGTTAAGTGGTGTAGTGTGGTCAGAGATGATGCGCACCTCGTTCAACTTGGCATTGCCGGACACAGGGAATCGGAACTGACCAGTGCCAACGTTGAGTCCACCAGAACGTAAAGCGTTGGAACCCAATCGAGCACCTGCCATGTCATAGCTGAAAAGCCGTGAGGTGTTCTCGACTTCCACAACGAACGCACCAGAATCCTCATAGTTGACCCATGCGCGGCGAAGCTGCAAGCGACCAATGTCCTCGGTAGCCGTTGAGCCATCATCCGCTGCCTTCTTGATGAGGAACTTAGAGAATACATATCGGAAGTTGATTGCCTGTCCAATGAACACCTTCTCGCCTTCTCGGTTCCCGTTGAGTGCCAAGCGAGGTTCCCCGTTAGGCCAGCCGCCTTGAGGCTCATCAAACCACGTCACCTTACCATCCATCGCAACGATGTAATACTTACCATGATAGGTCTTCATTCCGTAGAACTGACCGGGATATATTACTGTCTCGTAGGTGTCATCATTGTAGGAGCCACCGGGGATGGTGATTTCCAGCTTGTTGTCTATGTAGATTCGATAAGGCTCATCAAGGTAGTCGATGGAGTTCTTCGTGAAGTGTGCCCGTGCCATCCACGTATGGGACTGGTTGCGTAACAGAAGGTACATGGTGGAACCAATAGAATCACAAGCCAATACAGTTACGTTACTCCCTAGTTCCCAATGAGACCACGACTGTTGCACGTTTTCCTCATTCAAGTACAGAAATTTGTACATGAAGATTTTGCTTGGGGCGTTGGCAGATAACACCGAAACGAAGTTCTCAGTGCCAGAGCCTCGTATGGAGAACACGCCATTAGGAATGTAGCTAGGAACGTGAGCACTCATGTCCTCCGCAGACTTCACGGAGCTAACATCCTGTACCGCATAGTAACGGTTGATGGACGTATAGGAAGCGCGTGGAGACGCAAAGTATACACCACGACCGATACCGTATGGACGAGCTTTGTCGGACACATCAAACTCAGTAGTTAGGTTCAACTCAACTGACTTCGGTGAGAGGATGCCAGAGGCAGACAGTACGAACTGTGCTTGGTCAGACCATAGGAGCAACTCTTCGGAGAACGGTACAGCATATTTAAGCGTACTGATTCGGTTGTGTGATACAGCAACGTCAATTGGGTCATCATCGGATAGGTTGGCAACCGACGCAGGGAACAGTGAGAAATACTTGGAGGTACGAGACATCACAATGTTTTCACCAGCAAGAAACCCTAATCGGTTACGAAAGAAGAACACATCGTTAATCTTCTGGTCTACGATTGATGGGTCGGGGTTGGTGTTCATATCACCACACTTGCGTTCATCCCACGGCAATGCTTCCATCTTAAAGGAACCATCGGACTGACGAATAAGAGCATGGGGCATCGTGCCATTGTTGAGTCCCTTCTGTACTCCCCAGCCAGCCACTTCTTTCCACACCTTACGGGCAGCATCATATTGCACATAGAATGCGTCAGAGGTCTTCGAGGTGTCCCCTACGATTTGCACAGAGTAGCCATTAGGAGCCTCAGCGGGTAACTTACTGAATGACTGACTGGTGTGCATTACAGCAGACATCAACTGACCCCCATATCCATCCTCTACTTCTACCTTCCAGATAGGTTCATCACCACGAGAGACAACGTGGATATACCCAGCGCCCTCATTGACAGTCCATCCCCAAGTGTTTGCACCACCTTCTCGAAGTAGCTGTGCCATCTTCTTAACTAGCCATTGTGCATCCGTCTGTTCAACTTCAGGGGCATTGGCACCATCAGCAATCTTATAGGACGCAGAGATACCATTCAGTCTAATCGTAAAGGTACGACCATACTGACCACCACGGATGTTAATGAGACACTCGCCATCTTCTCGGATAGTGTAGATAGGGTCTTTGTTGGCTTGAACAACCTTAGAGCGGTTCACTACGAACGTGTAGTCAGCCACAGTGACCATCCTCAAGTCATCACGAGGGTTCGCACAATTAGCATAAGAGGTGTCTCCGTGAACAGCGTACTCGCGCCCATTCAGGTCAAACACCTTAACACCACTTCCAGTGAACACAACGTAATACTGTTCGATACTATCGCGGTTAATCAGGTGGACTAAAGGTGCGCCACCAAGGAACCCAGCGTCACCGATAGTTTTCGTAAAGATGAAAGGCGGCCTCTTCTGGAGACCTTCAGTTTCAGACGACCAGCCGTTAATTTGTTCGGCACCCTGTTCGGGGAACCTTAAGATGTCTGGTTGTTGACTGATACCGCCTTTCAGGTTCTTGACGGATTGTGAAATAAGAGCCATTAGAGACCTCCTTAAGTTATTAGCGAGACAGCAGACCACCAGTGAAGGCATCACCATCAAGCATGTTGAAGTTACCGAAGTCCAGTTCGTATTCAGCACACTGCATCTTTGCTTCCTGTTCCTCTTCAGACAGCACTGCGTCAATCTCAGGAGCGCCAAAGAACCTGTTGTTGAACTGACGAGCGGCCTTGGTGACAATCCAGTAGCGGAAGCATTCAGGCATCTCATAGAACTCTCGCAGTCGGATGATAGTCACAGTGATTGGGTCTTTGAAGACATCAGTGCTGTTCTCTCGGTCATACACATAGCCGCCACGGTTGACGTAAGCGGTAGTACCTCCTTCAGAGAACACAGCAAGGTAGTCGGACATGTAGGGAATCAGGCCGTTGAACACATCTGGCAATAACTGTTGGCCTTCCTCGATGTTGAACGTCCATCCCTTGGACTGAATCTGACGGTTAATCTTATTGAGTATTCGGCGAGCGTTAGCAACGTCAGCGTTAGCATCACCCTCCAGAGTGGACACAGGCGGTTCACCGATAGAGGCCAAGATGTCATTGACAGCAGCCAACTCTTCGCCAGTCTCTAGGGTAGTCTCATAGGAACGCATATAGGTTTCCTCCCATTAGTGAGTCTATTAGTGGTACGAAAAAACCCCTCAAGCACCCGCGAAGGCACCCAAGGGGTTTCATATAGTTATCATTCAGTAGCAGCTAACTCAGCTTCCTTTCGAGCCTTGTTTGCCGCACGGGTACGGGCAGCTTTCTGTTGTGGCGTTAGCTCTTGCTCAACTTCAGTAAGGGACTCAGTGTCCCCTACGAGTTTGCGAGAAGTTAAGCCTTGTTGAAAACCAGCGCACCACATGCTTCAGGGCGCAGACCACCGTGACCCATAGCGTACTTAGCGATAATCTGGTCTGCTTGGAAGTTAGCTCGACGAGCACGTTCCAGTGCCATATCTTTCAGCTTAACAGTACCAACGGCAGAGCGGTGATTGAACAGACCGACAACGTTGTCCAGAGCAACACGGGTGTCACCAGAGGAAGTCTCAGGGAACGCATGTTTCTGACCAGTCGGATTTACACCCTCTTCTGGACGGTCTTCGCCAGCACCACCAGCAGTCAGATGCGGAACCTCAATAACTTCGAAGCCCATAACGTTGCGGATAGAGCCAGTAGACGGGTCAATCAGAGCCTGATAGTTTGCAGCGTTAGGCATCAGAGCAGCCAGAATAGCAGAGTAGTTGTCTGGAGTGGTGTAGAACACACGGTCAGCAGACGGAACATAGTTGCTAGTCAGCTTGGCACGAGCCAGAGTTAACTGTGCGATAATAGCCTGACCCAGCTTAACTTGGTCTCCACGAAGATCAGACTGCTTGCCAACTTCCAGTACATGAGCCTTACCAAGACCAGCGATGTTTTCATCTTTAGCAGACGGCAGGTTACACAGTTTAGCCATTTCAGCCAGAACCGCGCCATCAGCAGCCATTGCCAGAGATTCACCCAACTGTGCAGTGTACTCAGAACGCACGTCATAGTGGTTCATAGCGTCTTCGATGTCGTAAATCAGAACGTCAGCAGTCAGCAAACCATCAATGTTAATGGTCTTCTCAGTGTGCTTCATGTCTTTACGTTTGTCATCAAGGTTCTCACCCGGTTGCAGGTAAGCAGCTTTGGTACGACCCAGCACAGGGAACTGCGCAGACTTACCGGACTGAATAGAACGCACAAGGTGTTTGTTCATAGTTACGGAGGTACGGGTAAATGCAGTCAGAACTTCACCACCGAAGACCTTCAGGAACAGAGCCAGTTTATCACCAGCGCTCATGCCTTTACCTTGGTCTTTACCCATCTGTTGTCCACCATTAATGTTAGCCATGTTGAATCTCCTTCTGTTGATTTAAAAGATAAGTTATGTGAGGTACTACTTGAAACGAGTTGGTTCTCATTGTGTATCACTCAAGGGGAGAACGTAATGTCTCTCCCAATAGTGAGTCGTATTAATTTCAGAACTGACTGTACATCATCTTGCGCTCAACTTCCGCACGGAACTTACTGTCGTGGCGGTAGCGAGGGTCGGACATTGCAGCAATCATCTCAGCCTGTGACTCGAAGCCAGACTGTTTGGTGCGTACAGGTGCAGCAGGTACGGCACGTTTAGAGATACTACGGGCAGCAGGTTTACCGAAAGTCTTCGCACGGCTTGCACCAGCGAGATTGACGATAGCCTTAACTGTTGCGAGGTCACGGTTCTCCAAGGCACTAATCAGAGACTCAGCAGCATCCGGGTTGGACACTTCGAGATGATTGTAGATTGCTTGGAACTGTGCTTCACCGCCAGCGTACTCCATAACGGACTGAACATACTGTTCTACCAGTGCTTCCTGACCACGGATGTAGGAGTCAACAAACGACTTGGAGTAACCAGCTTTGGCTAACTCTTCGTAAGACTCTTCAGACAGACCGTCCTCTCCGTATTCCTGTTGGATACGCACGATGGTTTCTTCTGACAGACCACGTTCAGCAGCCTGATTGACCATCTCTTCGAAACCGGCTTCGTGCTCTTCGAGTTGACTTGAGGCTTCGTTCAGTTCATCTGGAACGTCACCAACTGGTTCAAACTCTTCGGAGCCTTCATCTTCGGTCCCTTCATAGTCGATTTCACCTTCTTCGGTTACTTCAGGTTCACCATCAGTGGAGATGCGAATCTCAGTACGACTCTCATCCTCTTCACCGAATGGGTCTGGATTGCCATAAGGGTCATCGTTGCTAACTAGCTCGATTGCATCATCGCCATCACGGGCAGCAACATCGAGTTCAAGCATAGCCTGTTCGTGGTCAGTAGGAGTAGACCCACCGACAACCGCAGAGTTCACACCGAAAGATGCGTATACGTCAGCGTTAGATTCACCAGCCATAATTGTTATCTCCTTTAGATTTCATAAAGTTGAACTCAAAGGGAGGACGTATTGTCTCTCCCATTAGTGAGTCGTATTAATTTGGAACCATTCCAGCCTGTTCAGCAGCAGCTTGCATGTTCTCAGGGCTTGCAGTAGCCAGAGCACCAGCACCAGCACCAGCAGATGCAGCAGCGTTCTCCAGAGCAGTACCTTGAGCGGCCTCAGCCATTTCCTGTTGCTTCTCTTCAGGTGTCTTAAGGATACCAGAAGTGTCAATGCCGATAGCGTTCGCAATGCGCAACTTAATGGTCGCAATGTTGATGTCCGGGTCATTCTGCATAGGAGCAAGAGCAGACCACGCAGCAATACAACGTTCCAGCTTATCGAGGTCTTGACCACGACCCAATGCTTCCATCCCGGTACTGATAGTAGGCTCAACGGCCTCTTTCGGTAACTCAGGAATCTGATTGGTTGCTTGAAGTTGTTTTAGCAGGACACGAACCATTGGTAACTGAAGTTCCTGTGAGAGAATCGAATAGACACCACCAAGGGTATCTTCAAGTTCAGATGCAACATAACGAATCTCTTCGGCCGTCACACGCTCACCAGTACGCTGTACCGCAGAGTTCAACATAAAGGCATAGGACAGTCGGCCTTCAATCTGTTCACTTACAGCTTTCGCTACAGAGAAGTCAGCGGCCTTTTCCAACTGAAGGAACGAGATGTCTTCTGGACGACCAGACACAAAGTCACCTGTTTGTGCTTTCGTTAAGCGACGAACCTGTGTGATACCAGCCGGGTTAACCAAGCCGATAACCTTTGCGCTAATCATGGACATCTTGACGATAGCTTCCTGAAGGTTCTCAAGTGAACGTAAGTCACCCAAGTATTCCTCACAGTATGAACGACCGTATGATTCCCCATCAATGCGTACCATGCGAACCGGGATATAAGGACAAGCATCCACCGGATAAGAAGCATCTGTACCATCAACTTCGACTCCATCAATCTCTTCGTACTTCAGGTATTCACCTGATTCCTCATCGAGATAAATGTGAGTATACACGTCAATCATTTCATCGCCTTTGTGCTCCGTACCGGAGTCCAGAGAGTTCCTTACGTCTTCTGGCAGCGCTGCATAAGCAGTCTTATCCAAGGTCACAATCTGTAGTACCGTGCCGAATGCGTCTCGTTGGACAACATAAGAAGACAGGCGGTATAACTTCATTGGATTGTAAGTACCTTCAGGTTCAGGAATGTACAGCAGAGCGTTACCAGCTACGACTAACTGCTTGAGGGTCTCAAAGAGTGTCACACGGTAGGAGTTTGACTCGATGTAGTTCATCAAGATACGCTCGACCATTGAGAGACCCTCTTCGACCTTCGCCAGTTCAGCAGGTTGTGCCACCAATTGTTTCGCTTCGAACTCAGAGATGGTCAGCTTCATCCAAGTCTGCATAGGGAACAGAGCGAGCATGAGCTTAGAGGCCAAGTTGTTCAGTCCACGAGCACCTACTGCTTGCCACGGAGTGGTGTAGTCGGTCGATGCGTTGTCGGAGTCTTTAGGGAACAACGAGGGGATTGTGTACTTCGCACAGTTTTCCGCACGGGTCTCATAGGAGTTCCGGTCGTTCTTCAATGCGTCATACACAGCCTTGGCACCATTCTCCGCAAAGCCTTCACGTTTCTGTGAGCTTGCCATAGTGCCTCCTTATTAAATGTTAAGACCACCGCCAGAACTGCGAGCGACACTCAGAGCTTTCTTGCCACCAGCACGGGCTTTCTTCTTACCTGATTCAGTCTGTGCATCATCTTCGGTCTCTACGTCACCCTTAGTTGGAGCCTCAATGATTTGAGCCGGAGGCGGTGCAGCAACTGGAGCGGCCTGTTCAATTACCTGAACATCAGGCTTTCCACCTTGACCAAGAGCGCCACTAACGATACCAGCAGCGCCTTTAACGATGTCTTCACCTGCCTTACCAACCTGCTTTACAGCCTTCTCGACTGGCTTGGTAATTTTCTTTACAGTCTTCTTCACTGTCTTCTTAATCTTTTTACCCAAACCCATGATACACCTCCTAGTTATTTATTCTTAAAGACACTGGTACGAATACCAGACTTGGATTTCTTCTTGGCAGCATCTGAATCTGCCTTCTTGGACTTCTCAACGGAGTCATCCAGTTTTACCTTGAGTGACTTCTTACCACCAGTTGGCACCTCAGAAGAGGTTCCGGTGTCCTTATCGGTATCATCATCGCCACCAAAGAGGATGCCTTTCGGTTCCTCAGTAAGTGGTGCAGGGTCTACCGCACGGACTTTGGCAGTGTCAACTTTAGGTGTCTTAATCTTAGGCGACCAGCACATATAGACTATCCTCCATTTAGTTGGACTCAGCCTGTTCCTTACGGATTGCCTCCATGTCGTCCAGAGTTTGAGACGCATAGTTCAGTCCAGCAAGGAACCCGGCGATATAGCTTTCAGACCATCCAGCTTGTTTCAATCGGTTGATAAGACCAGACTGAATGGCATATCCAGCGTTATATTGAACCTGTAGATACTCCATAGTTGCACGGGGCACGTTAGGAATATCTTGTGGGTTCTCCATGTACTTCTTGATAGGGGTTAACATAATAGATGTTCTCCTTAAAGTTAGAACTTAAAGTAGGTATCATATAGGCACCCCCTCTCCCATAGTGAGTCGTATTGATTTCACGAGGGTCAGAATGCCTAGAGTTACACACTCAAAGTGTTGCGATGAATGCAGCCCACACCATTGCGAGGACTACGATTGCGAACATTACGAACGCAACTGTTCCGGCGACCATAGGTAAATCTCCTTGTCGATAAAGTTGTACTCTTCGAATCGAAGGATGCGAGCCATCCGGCCTTGCTTAATGATTTCCTCTTCGGTCATCCCAGCTTTCGCGCCAAGTGTCACAATAGCTTCCCATAAGGTTCGCTCACCCATGTCAACCTTCTTCCATTCTAGAACTGTCTGACCCTTACGGGCACCAGACTTGAAAGTTTTCTCAACCTGTTCAAAGGCATATGGGTTCTCCAGCCACTCAGCGGTAGTCTCGCCCCAGCCCGGAATGCCACCATAACCATCCGTCAAGTCACCTTTAATGGTCTGATAGATGTGCCAGTAGTCGGCAGTGGTCCGGTCTTGAGTCAAGATGTTACCAGTGGTACACCACAAGAAGTCACAATCAGGTATGGTCTTAAAGTCCTTATCACAGGAGACCAGCACAGCCTTCTTGAAACCAAAGTGTTTAGCGCCAGACCCGATGATTCCCATTACATCATCACCTTCGAGTCGGTCCTCAAGGATAGACGTCCAGTCCTCACAGGCTTGAACACGCTCGACGAACGCACGGTAGCCTACAGGCTTACGGGATGCCTTACGGTTCTCCTTATAGGTTGGGTCAACTAATTCCTTACGCCAGTTCACAGAGTCGGTGAAGGCCAACACGATAGGTGCATCACGCCAAGCCTTCTTACGGCTCGCATAGGACTTAACGGAGTCAACCAGAATGTTCCACGCTTTCCCGTGGTCGCACTCTAATGTCCAGCAATCATCGCCCCAATCGGTTTCGACTTCGCTCGCTGCCATCGCTTGGAATACCAGCCAGTCACCATCCATGACCAAGACACCCTTGTCAGATTTGCCTTGACGTAACTCATAGAATTGCTTCAGGGTTAATGCGCTCATTCGTCATCCTCCCCGTATACCATTTCGATAGCATCGGAGTAGCCATCCCAATTGTCAACACCACACGCCCTCAGAGCGTTCAGGAACTCTTGGTCTTTCTCCAGTGACTGGATGTACGACTGCATGTCGTTCCATGCCTCACGGGTCACTGTAACGTTGTCTGTGTGCAGACTCATACGCAACCTCCCATCTTCTTCAGGAATCGGACACCAGCGCCTGTTACTTCCCAAGCGCCTGCATTACGCCCATCGACTGATAGGCAAGAGATATGACCTCGACTCGCAGCCTCAGCCACCAGTGACGCATTGTTGCGCACATATTTCGACTGAAAGGTCTTAGGGCAGCTTTTGATAGCCGCCAGTACACGTAGATATTCACCCATTACTTCACCTCACGGATAGTTGCTGGAGAAACCTTCAGACCATCTTCAGGTAACTCAGTACGAATGAACTCTCGCATACCCTGTTTGGCGGCAAAGGAGATAGCACCCTCGACACCATGAGTCAGCGCTTGTACCAGAAGTTCACGGTCACGAGGACTAATCTTCTCACCTGCCGCAGCCTTCTTAGCCAAGTGAACCAGTTCCTCGGTGAAGCCTTTCTCCATCTCAGAGTTGATTACAGCGGTAACTTCAAATGATACTTTAAAACGTTTAGTAATAGCCATGATTATTTCTCCCATACATATTTGTCGAAGTCATTACGCTTCTTGCGGTCAGACTTATCTGGATTAAAACTGATTGTCGTCTTGTCTCCGACGACCTCAGCAGGTATCACCCACAGTCTTTCCTTGTACACAATACAAAGAACATCCATATCACCGGGTTTATATAAAGGTCTGCCACAACCACCAAGCCTCACTTGAAGATATTTGTCTTGAATCAGAGTCCCTGTTTTCACCTGAACTCTAAGTAAGTTTCCATCAACATCAGCAATGAAGTCTGCTTTCGATTGTGTTAGTAACGGGAAGAAAACTGCATGTCCTCTCTCCATAAATTTATAGGCTGCAAATAACTCAGAGGCAGAGCCTGTCGAGTGTTGTAACATCATAGGATACCTCCTTATGTCAATGGCAATCTTTCCAGTTCGCGCCAGTCTTACCTTCGGTATCTAACTGACATCTAAAGTTAAAGTGGTCTCCCACATTACGCATTGCTTGCTGTGCCAACTCGACAATCTTATCAGCAATCTCTTGAGTCCGGGCAGCGACCTGAATTTCATCGTGAACCCAAGCCATGTACGCAAAGTCACCATCCCAGCCATGCTTCAGACCAGCTTCCAGTAACAGGCGTTCAGTCTCGACAATCCACAGTTTACAAATAAGTGCACCAGCAGACTGCAACAAGGTGTTCAGCGCAGCATGAGGACTACGGACATGGACTTTACGACCATCCAATCCACGAACCCATCGACGCTTCCAAGTCACCTTCTGTTCTCCACCAACCCACTTAGAGTCCTTGACGAGTGTCCCTGTGATTGCTTCACGTAATGCAGCGATAGCCGGAGTTTGCTCAAGGAAGTTCTTGATGAGTCGCTTACCATCTTCGGCAGTACCACCAACAATCTGTCCAATCTTCGCAGCACCAGCACCATAGAGGAACCCATAGATAAATGTCTTAGCGTTGTCACGAGTTGGTAGACCCGCAGCCAACTGGTTCTTCGTATGGATGTCACCCGTTAGGATGGTCTCGACGTACTCACCTTCGTCATAACGATACATGAAGTGACCCAAGCAACGTAGCTCAAGGCCGGACGCATCCACACCAACTTGAATCCAAGGGTCTGGCTTACCGTCTTTCATGTTGTGCTCGGCACCGAAAGCAGCACGGCAAGGTTCACCATAAGCAGCACGGATAGAAGGCACCTGTGCCACATTAGGGAAGCTATGAGTTGCACGACCAGTTACCGCACCGTTCGGGTTAACGCTTCCGTGAATACGACCATCTTCTCCAATCATTCGGAGCCAGCCGTTATCGCCCTCAGCAACCTGACCGATACGTTTCTGAATCATAAGGTATTCTTTAATTAACTCAATGCAACGCTGTGCATCAGGGTCGTCTACCTTAACGTGCTCTAAGACCTCATCGTCTACCTTTGGTGCACCACTTGGGGTGAACTCAACGGGAACCCAGCCAGCCTTGGTGAGAACACGAGTGATGTGGTCTCGGCTCGCAGGGTTAAACACAACGTGCTCAACCGGAGTATACGGAGCACCCTCAACGTAATCGCGGGTATCCAACTCACACGGCTCTAAGCCTTCACGTTGCTTCTTGTTCTTAGGCTTCTTAAAGATGCCACCCTGTTTCGGGTACTTAACACGAGGATACTTGGTGAGCGGCTTTCCGGTACGAGGGTGTCTGAATGCTTCAGTACCTCCCTTAGCGGAGTACCATGAGCCAAACGTATTGGTTAACTCTACGAGTAGCTCACCACGTCTACCAGCGAGTTCTGCGTACAGGTTCTCAAGAGACTTAATGTCAATCGGGAAACCGTTACGTTCCATCTTGGCTAACAACCATGCAGCATCATGTTCCAGTTTAACAGCCTCAAGGCTACCATTCCAGAAACGGTCTGCTTCTGTGCTTCCAGCGGGTGTCTCGTTAGGAAAATAGAATGTGTTGCTACAAAGTTTCTCGAAGAGAGCCTTGGTGACTACAACGTCTTGCACGTTATATTCCATCATGTCTTCGTTGAACAGGAGCCATTCCATACCATCAACATATTCTTCACCAGACTCAGCTAGTGAAGCCTTGAAGTCGTCCTTGTACTCACCCTTCATTTCGCCTAAGCGATAACCCCAAGCCTCCAGAGCGTGGGAACCAAAACGTTTACCCGGCAGCTTGCCAGAACGTAGCAGACCAGCATCGGTGTCTTTGATGTTAGAGTAAATCAAGCGGGACATCACGAGGGTATCCAGTACGTTCTCTTTCGGGAACTTAACGTCGCGACCTAACAGTTTCTTGGCGAGCAACTCGATTACCGGGATGTCATACTTGTGACCATTATGAAACACAATGAGACCACCACGAGCAACCTCAGCTTCGAGAGCATCAATGTATGCCCCAAAGTCATCAGGTCGATAACGGATGTACTGGTCAGTTGTGTAGTCGTAAGTCACCGCACAGTGAAATTGACTAACGTTGTGCAGCAACCCGTTTGTTTCGATGTCGGATAGTAACATTGTGTTTACTCCTTAAAATGTTGAACGGCGATAGCCCATGAAGTTCTTAGGGTCAACAACACGCAGGTTCTTGTGGTTCATCTTGTGATACTGAATCCCAGCGACTGTACCCATCGCATCAATGCGTGTCACACGGGAGCACCAAATGTCTGTCCCTTCGACCTTGCGAACATACCAGATGTCTGCATTACTCAGAGAGGTGCAGAAGTCACCGGGCTTGATGTGGGTCATATTGTTTGAGTCGAATGTCTGACAGCCAACGCTACCGCTAGTGGCTTTAGGTTTCACCCACTGACCACGAGAGCGGGTCCACCCTAAGTTCTTCAGGATGTGTACCGCAGAGTCACGAGCACATTCATACTCTTTGACATCAGCCAGTTCAGCTTGCAGCTTAGAGATTTCAGCTTCGATTACATTACGATTACGCATAGTGTTGTTCTCCCTTAGTGAGTCTTATTGTTTCCTTCGCCAGTTTGAGATGGTGCGACGGGAAACTCCGAACTTTGCAGCGAGGTCTTTAACCTTCATTGTTGACGTGAGGATGAATGCTACATCTTCCTCAGTGAATTTACACTTAGGGTTCATCACTCCTTTGAGTGATCTTCCTTTTCGCACCATGTCAGCCATATTATCAGACTGAGTTCCCTCAGATAAATGAGAGGGATTGCAGCACAGAGGATTATCACAAGTGTGTAATAGAATACCATTAGGTTCTCTCCCGTGGTGTAATTCGAAAGCGGCTCGATGTGCCCGATGATTCTTACCATTCATCCAGAACACACCATATTTATGGACACGGCCTCCCTGAAACTCAAGGCACCCACCGGGAGTCTCCTTGAGAAACCCAGCGAGACGCTCGGAGTTAGAAGTCTTGTCCGTCTTCTTCAGTCCAGCCATTATCTCCATCTCCTTCTTCCGTAGGTGACTCAGACGGTTCAAGCCATCCTGTTTCTTTGTTGTATACCATATGACCAGCGATACCAGTATCACCAGTAAAGCGGCACTTGAGTATACGAAGCTGTACGAGATTGGGGTAATCACCTTGTTGGTTCCTCTCTAATGCAATTATGGTATCGCTTAGTTGGCGAAGTGAGCCTGAACCACGCAGGTCTGTTATGGATACTGGTCGCCCTTCCTCGTGACTCTTGCCCTTCTCAGGATTCTTGAGGTGACAGATTACCACAACGACCACACCTTTAGTCTTCGCAAAGGCTTTCAGCTTGGTCATCAGTCGGTCAATCGTCTTACGCTCATCAGAGTTATCTTCCATCCCGGAGACCACAATAGAGATATGGTCAAGCAGAATGACGTTACAGTCCAGACCGTCTACCATGTAGGCCAGCTTTGCAAACAAGCGGTCTTCTTGTGACTCCGCAAAGGAATCATAGAGGTGAAACATGTCTGTGTTGAACAGCACGTCATACCACTCATCGAAACGACCGTCCTCTAAGATTTGCATCTTGAGTTCTTTGTCTTGACGTAGACGAACATGGTTGTTCAATCCCATCAAGTCCTGAACTGTTTCCTCAACGGCTTCCTCAAGCATCGCCAAGCCTACCTTCGCACCACCTTTGCCCCACATGAGCATCTGTTGGCGAACGAATGTTGACTTACCCATACCGGAACCGGAAGTTACCATGATGACTTCACCACCACGAGCACCAAGTGTCATGTCGTTGAGCTTCGGTTGACCCGTGAAGAGTAGACCTGTTGTTTCCTCTTTGACCATAGCTTCACGCACACGGTCTTTAAGTGACACAGCCGAGACAACACCATCAGGCACCCAAGGTTGCGCATTCCAAATCTGGTCGGTTACTGCTTTGGCTTGTCCATTGAGCAAACACTCATTGGCATCCTTAAGAGGCAGTACAGCGACTCGGACTTTCCCGCTAGGCAGGACAGGAGCACACTCTTCGATGGCCTTGCGACCCGGCTCATCCATGTCGAACATCAGGATAATCTCATCGAACTGGTCGAAGTATTCATAGTTTGCAGCACATGTTTTCTTTGCGGCTTGCGCACCCATAGGGAGACTCACAACGGGATACTTCCCTTCTTGAAGTTGGGCTACAGTCAAGCAATCAATCTCACCTTCTGTCACAACAATCTTCTTGCCACCATTCCATAACTGCTTACCGAACAATAGGTCAGCTTTGAGTTTCCCCTTTGCTGAGAACTCCTTGTTCTTGTCGCGCACTTTCTGACCCACAAGGTTTCCCTCAACGTCATAGTAGTTCGCAACCTGAAGCATCTCTCCGTTGACCTTCGCTACCCAATAGCCATACTTACGGCAGATAGCTTCCATAAGGCCACGAGCTTTGAGGTTCGTATAGCGACCATCTGAATCCCCAAAGTTTAACAGGTTAGACATTTTGTCACCTCCAGTGTTGTATGAGCTTCTGCGAGTCTTCGCCACGGTCTCACGAGTTTCCTCGGTTCCACGCACATGGTTCTGACACACAAAACAATACTGGTGTCCATCAGAATACATGCCATTACCATCTGACGACCCACAGTTCTCACAAGGTAAATGATAGAGGAATATACTCTCTTGTTGTTCTTCCATATCCATGATAGGACTCCTACAGGAACGGACGCAGTGCGCCACAAACGATAATGATGATGACCAAAAGTGTCACCGGAAGTGCTTCACCAAATAGCTTACGCATAGTGGTTACTCCTTATACAATTTTAGCGAACAAAGGGAGAAACCTTTCGGCTCTCCCATAGTGAGTTCTATTACTTACGAGTTAAGATATAGGTCAATGCCAGAACGAATACACAGCGGTAAATCATATCGTACATGCCCATCTCATGAATAATCATCATTAATCTTATCCCCAATCACTTGTTACTAATTCACCAGTCTTCAGCCAGCGACTCAAGTTAAAACTTGGACACGCTTTAGGAGCCACATCGTGGTGCGCTTTGATTTCTGCATCCGGGTACAGGTCTTTCAGGTCTGCCAGTTTCTCTTTAAGAGAGTGCATCTGTGCTGGCGTAAAGTTAGCTTCGTGTCTGCCCTTATCGTCGATACCACCAACGAGGCACACGCCGACTGACTTACTGTTCCAGTCTTTCACATGAGACCCGACGACATCTACCGGACGTCCTTCTTCGATTGTACCATCACGGCGAATAATGAAGTGGTAGCCTACATCAAGCCAGCCCTGTTCTTTATGCCACTGACGGATTTCACGCAGACCAACATTCATGGTCGCCTTAGTTGCGCTACAGTGTACAAAGATTGCTTCTGTCACAGCGCGTGGTTTGAATTGTACCTTACTCATTTCTTCTTCACCTCTTTAAATTTATCGAATGGAACATCCTTAGAAGGCTCTTTAAGCCAATCAACTGGAATTAATTTGTCAGCAAACAGAATGCCATGCTTCTCGCACCACTCGCCATAACTGGTCGTAGACCCTTTGTACAGCTTGGAGCGGCTAGAAGAGAACACGATGCGCACATCAAGTTCAGGATACTGTTCACGGATAAGTAAGTGCTTCTTACGGTCGTCACTGTCCCACAGACCTTTGGTTTCCACAAAGATGCCATTAGGTAACAGGAAGTCCGGGCAATAGGTATGGTTGCTTGCAGGAACAACATATGGTACACGCCAACGCTCGTAGTCGAACTTAATGTTCTTACCTTCGAGTTGCTTACTTACCTTGTCCTCCAAGCCAGAGCGAAAGGCACCCACACGAGTGCCTCGACCTGCATAGCCCTTAGCCATTAAAAATCACCGCCTTCGTCGTCTTCTTCCTCTTCTGGTTCTTCGTTCCAGCCAGAGCCATTCTGCGGCTTGCGGGTCTGTGCTTCATCAGCTTCGTAGCCATCTTCTTCGGTTTCGTCTGACCAATCGTCATCACCACCACCGAACTCGACCAGCTTAATCAGCATCACGGAATCCAGTTGCAGCTTAACGGAAGCACCTGCCACAGCAGACCAACCATAAGGGAACAGAGTGTATTTAATCTTCAGTTCAGAGCCACCAGAGATAGCTGGACGCTCGCCACGGATGCGCTTACCCTTGGAGTCCACAATAGCCAAGTCGATTGGTTTGTTCTCACCAGTCTTCTTGTCAGTGAACGAGCCGTAGCACTTGAAGTTGAACGTAGTGGTTCCATCTTCGTTATCCATGAACGGCATGTCGCCAACGTATGGCTTCAGCGGTTTCTTACCCTTGACAACTTTCGGCGGGTTCGCTTCGTACTCTTCGAGTCGAGCAGCGTAGTCCGTCTCATGGGCTTCGACAATCTCGTCAATCATCTTCTGACAGCGAGGGTCGTCGTTGGATACAGTAAGTGACACTTTGTAGACACCACGTTCGTTCTTGAAGTCACCGCTACCGAAGTCCGGCTTTGCCAGATAGCAATAAGGTTCAGCAACACCACGAGCGGAAGTGAATACTTTACGTTTTGCGAATGCCATAATGATTCTCCTTTAAAGTTTCTGAAAGTTAAAAGCGGGAAACGTTGTGTCTCCCATTAGTGAGTCCTATTAAACCTTACGGTCTGGACGGATGCGTGTCACTGCGAAGCCAGCCGGGACATACTGCCATTCAGCTAACTCATTGGCCTCTTCGAGAGACGTAGCGAACACAGGGACTTCGAACGATTGGCCTTGGCCTTCTACCGTAGCGAAGAACTTCTTGTCACCGTTGACCAGTGACCCTTTGTTTAAATTGCTCATTGTCCTCTCCCTTTCCACAGGTTGTATAACTCTAAGTAGTCAGCATTGCCTGTCTTTTCAAACATACGCTCACACCATTCACTAGGTTTAAGCATAGCACTTACCCTTATGTTTCTCGTACAGTTCACCGTAGAACCCAGCTTTCGCCATGTCCTTCTCTAAGAATGCCAGTTCGGATTTCTTACCAGCACGGAGGCGGTACTTAAGGATGTTCCCTAAGCAGTACCCTTTGAACTGTTCGCGGGTCATCGACCGGGCAATCACTTCGATAGCCTCAATGTCATCAAACAACATATAGTGGCTAGGAGTTCGAACACCATCTATATCTTGTGGTTTAGCTACACGTTCACAGGTATGTGGGTAGCGGTCATCGTTCTCTAAGCAAGCTATACACCCAGTTGCTTGTACTGGCGGGTTTTCTTTTTCCCACGCATCACCATCTAACAGTCCCATTAGAACACCTCCTTGATACGTGCAATTACCAGACGGACTTTAGGGAAACGGGTGACGAGAACCGGAATGAAAGGCCGGGAGCCAGTGGTCGCTTCTTTATATAAGCCAGTCGTAATCACAGCGTGAACACGAGGTGCTAACTCAATGGTCGAGCCAAGCACTTTAGGAATGACTGCATGTTTCTCGGAGGCCAGAACCGTCGAGCGGTCGGAACCACGAGCAGAAAAGATACCGTTTGATTTGTTGAAGTGTAATCGTAGCATAAGTGTTTCCTCCATAGGTGAGTCGTATTAGCAATCAGGCCAGCAGTTGTCGTCAATTATAACGAATGCAAACGTGGCAACTATAACAGCAACAATTAGAAATAGCATGAGGTTGTTCCTCCATAGTGAGTCGAATAGAAACGCAAAAAGGCCAGCCCGTTAAGGACTGACCGTTGTTCAATTACATCTTGACCGTTGGGTCTGACTCGACACCACGGAACATAACGAACGAAGGGTGACGCAGAGAACCATCAGGAGTTTCCTCCATGTAGGCAACCTGACAAGCGTGCCCGTTGTAGTAGGTTTCACCTTCGATGTTAACTGTGTTAGTAAATTCATCCATTAAGGTGCGAGAGATGTTTGTGGCGTTAACTACGCGACCACTCTCAAGAAGCACCTCAAATCCGATTACTTTACCTTCATTGGCTAAACCTTCTGTCCCCCACACAAGACCCTGAATGATTCCATCAGCCTCGTTCTCAGGCTTAAGTTTCCACCAGCCAGACTTCTTACCACGCTTATAGACTTCCAGCGGGTCTTTGACAACCAGACCTTCATGACCATCGGCGCGAGCTTTCTCGTAGAGTTCCTGAAGTTCCACCATGTCGTAGACTTCTTTGGCCTCAGAGAGTTCCCAAGTGATTTCCGGGAAGTGTTCACTAAGAACCGGAATGAGGGAACGCACATGCTCTTGCATCAGGAGGGACATAACGCCGTACTCTTTGCCTTCTACCATATCGTGATACGGCATAGCAGCATAGAGGACGACCTTCAGTCGCTGAGGGTCTAACTCGAAAGGAACCTTACCTTTTAGTTCACTCACCTCATACTCTTTGTGGTGATACCCCGCGTTTGATAGCTTGGTCCACTTGGTACGCAGTAGGCCAGACCCTGTGTTGAAGTCTACGCCTTTGACCATGAGTTCGCCATCCAGCATAAAGCCATCAGGGAAAATCCAGCGGTCATCTTTGAGAACATTAGCCCAGCGTTGGTCGAACCCATTAAGGTGCTCAAGCGCGGGGATGGTCTTGGAGACACGGGACAGCCACAGGCAGTCAGCCGTATTGTCAACCACGATGTTACCACGTACACCATCATGCTTAGTGTCAGCAATCAGGTAGCCAGCCTTGTCGAGTGCTTTCTTAATGGCAGACTCAACGTAGGATACTGCTTTGAATGGGTTAGTCTTGAATGTTATTTCCATGATGGAACTCCTTTAGTGTGTCGGTTAATAAGTAATCAAAAGTTAATCACAAAGGCCACCATTAAGATGACCTTGAGTTTACCTCTCGCATTAGTGAGTCGTATTACTTCCAGTGCTTCAGGTCTGCGTGTACCTTGCGGAGCCACTCAGTCTGTGCGTTGCACCGGACATCTTCGTCTGCCTGTTCGAAACACTTGGATGTCAGTATGAGGCCACTACGCAGAACAACACGAAGCGTCTCACCGGAGACCCAGCGGCGCTGTGCGTAGTTCTCATATCGGAAAGTCTCAGTCACCACACTAACATCGTGGTCTTCTTTAAGTCTCGCGATGGCATCCTTGAACGCCATTAAGTTACCACTGTATAAGCGACCCATTAGAGTGCCTCCTTCCAGTTACGTTTCTCAGCGTTGCCACGTTGTGTCTTGTGGCGTTTCTTCATGCGGTCTTTACGTTCCTGCCATTCAGCACCGTGTTCGTTGATTACGTTGTTGCGCTTAGTGGTTGGTTCAAAGTTGGTACGCATAATGTTGTTTCCTTCTGTGTGTGTGTGTTTAGTTAATGACAGTTAATCATGAAGGCCACCAGAAGTGATGACCTTGAGTTTAACTTTCAGTGTTTCCCATTAGTGAGTCGTATTGTCTTCCACCTTACGTGCAATCTCAATGCGACCCGCTACATCTTTCTTATAGTAGGTGAACTCTTTGCGCTCACCGTCAGTGCACGTCTGTGTCAGCAGATAGCGGTCGGCTTGTTCAACCCAATGTAGACATGTGACTTGCTTACCACATGAGCCAAGACCCAGCTTGAACTCAGTGCGCTTCCATCCAGCATCCGGTATGTGTGCAGTGAACTTGATAGACGTGATGTCACTGTGAGTGTACTCACGGATGGTACTCTTTGCCTCTTTAAGTTCCTTGCGGTACTCCACTGCCTCAGCGCGTAGACGCTCAATGAGTTCTCGTTGGTTCGACATGTCATATCGTTGTTCGAACTCTAAGGTACGGATTCGACCAGCTAGTTCCTGCTTCTCTCGCCAGCCATCTTCGAGTCGCTCTTTAAGTGCATGAGAGTTCTTCTCTTCTTTGATTAGCTTAGTGAGAAATACCTTTGAACGATTATAGTATGTTGCGGCAAGAATGGTTGATACGAGAGCGCCTACTGAAGTGATGAAAGTAAACATGATTATGTTTCCTCTTAAAGTTAAACTTAAAGTTATCTTAAAGTAGGGAAACCCCAAGGGTCTCCCAATAGTGAGTCGTATTAGATTACCATCAGGCAAACGCGAAGTCTGACTTGAGGATTTCTTGGAGGTCTAGAGAGCCTTTAGCTGGCATCTCAGGCATCTTGTCAAGCTGTGACTCGTGCAACTGGTCAGCGAACTGTTCATAGAAGTCTGCGAGTACATCGTTTTCTTCGTAAGTGTTCACCATAGTTTCACGCACAGCTTTGAACAGGTTGCCAGCGTCGGCTGGGATAGTGCCAAAGGAGTCATGAATCAGTGCGAAGGATTCCACACCGTAGACCTCATTGGAGCGCACTACAGTCATTCTCAGGTGGCTTCCATCCATTGAGTGGACAAAGTTCGGTGCGATACCTGATTCCTGCTTACGAGCATCAATCCCGCTATCCTTGTTGGTGTTCACGGTAGGCTGTAGACGAATCTGGCCTAAGAACATCAGGTTCAAGCGGGTCTGTACTGGCTTCTTGTATTCCTGCCAGACCGGGAAGCCATCAGGAGTAACCCAATGTACTGCGCAACGCTTGCGAAGAACCTCTTTGGTCTTCTTGTCCTTGACTTCAGCAGCTAGAAGTTTAGCCGCAGACTTCAGCCAGTTCATTGCTTCAACCGCTGCAACCACTGTCACTGTTACCGATTCCCAAATCAGTTTAGCCATGTAGCCAGCCGCTTGGTTCGGTTGAGTGAACATCAAGCCCTTGCCATCGTCGATAGCTGGCTGAATGGTATCCTCAAGAACTTGGTCACGGAAGCCGTACTCTTTGGAACCGTAAGCCAACGTCATGACCGAACGCTTAGTGACCTTGCGAGTCACACCGTAGGCCAGCCACTGACCCGCCAGTTCCTTCGTGCCCAGCTTGAGCTTCTCAGTGATTTCTCCGGTGTCCTTATTGGTCACGGTTTCCACTTCGTTATCAGTGCCGTTGATTACCGCTTCACGGAGCATCTCGTTCACACGTTCAGCAACGATGCGGTAGATGTCTTGTACCTCTTTGCTTGGCAGCAGGTTAACCGCACGACCACCGACTTCATCGCGGAGCATTGCGGAGAAGTGCTGAATACCAGAGCAAGAGCCATCGAACGCCAGCGGTAGAGAGCAGTTGTAGTTCATCCCATGGTGCTGGACTCCTGCATACTCAAAGCAGAACGCGAGGAAGCAGAACGGAGAGTCTTGTTCAGCCCACCAAGTGTTAGCAATCGGGTCAGCCGCAACGCTCATGATGTTCTCATGGTTATCATCAATGAACTTGATACGTTCAGCGAAGTCCACCTTGTCCACACCAGCAGTGTTAGCACCGTGAATCTTCAGCCAGTAGTACCCATCGACACCAATCGGTTTACCCTTAGCCAAGGTCAGCAGCCCTTTGGTCATGTCGTTGCCTTGCGGGTTGAACATCGGTACAGCGTACACACGACCGCGCCAGTCCATGTTCATTGGGAACCAGATAGCTTTGAACTGTGCGAACTTATTGGCCTGACCTAACATGAACTCCATGCTCATGCGGCGTGACACTCGTGCCTTCTCTTTGCGATAGATTGCGGAGGCCGCTTTCTTCCACGCTTTAAGAGCCGCTTCGTTCGTGTCGATGTCTTCAGGTTTGACAGGTAGTTCCCCTCGCTCCAGAGCAGGAACATCTTCAACCGGGCAATGCTTCCAGTTCACAATCTCGTTGACCACTGCCAGAACCTTCTTGTTAATCTTCCAAGGAGTATTCTGTGCGATGTTCACCGCCTTGTATACTTCAGGCATATACACATCGTTGTAACGCTCAAGTCCCTTCTTGGAACCAGTACGAACCAGAGAGAGAGGCTTGCGACCAGCAGCCCAATAGCCACCACCAACCGGAGAAGTCCAAGGCTTCGGAGGGACCACGCAAGGCTGATACATCGGAGCGATTGCAGCCAGTGCACCAGCACGTTTAGACAGCAGGTCAACATATTGCTCGGTTAACTGGATGTACTCGCCATCCTTCTCAACGTTACCAGCAAACGGTCGGTGTAACTCAACGAGACCAGTAGACCCGATGAGCAGTTCCAACATGCGCACACCAACGTGAATTGATTCTTCAGGTGTCCATGTAGTCCACTTTGTTTGCAGTTGACCAGCGTCTAACATCTTGCCTTCTACGGCTTGCATGAATGCTTTCTTGTAGACGATACCAACGCGCTTGTTCAGTGCCTCCTGTACGTGGTTCTTAAAGTGCTTCGCTTCTTCATCACGGATGCGACCGAAACGTAACTCGTCCTCAATGCTGCGACCAATCTTGGTTGCTACCGATTGCAGGTTGGTAAACTCTTCTTTCGTCAAGCAAGCCAGTGTGACCTTCAGTGTGATGAAAGCTGCCGCTTCAGGTGCAACCTTCTGTACCAGATTGTAGGCTACTGGACGCTTGCCACGCTTCGCTTCCACCTCGGTGAACCAAGTGTTCCACGCTTCGATGAACTTCGGTGCGAGGGATGACAGGAGCGGTTTAGCCACTGCGTTATCACCGAACTCACCAGCTTTGATTTGACGCTCCATTGCCTTAAGGAAACGCTTCTCGCCCTCAGTGTGCGCTTCATGTTCCAACTCAAGCTGCGTAGCTGCAAGCTGTGCACCGTAATGGTCAGCCAGAATGTTGTACGGCTGGATTGCGTTAGCGATGTCAGAGAAGTCATTCTTTGGTGCGTTGATTACGTTCATTGTGTGCCTCGTTGTTAAGAAAGTTTATCTATGAAGGCCAGCAGTGAGTGCCGACCTTGAAGATACACCTTATCAGCCCATAAGTTTAGAGTCAAGTACCTTGTCGATGTTCAAAGGGCGACCAGCCTGTATTGCCAATCGGTCCCCTAGTTGCCACTTAAGGCCGTTCACTTGGTCAACCTTGCGTACCGTTGCGTTGCCATTGCGAAGCCAGAAGTCATGCCAAGCCGACCCCATGAGCATCTCAGCACGGCGCTCGTTCCGTTCGATTACACCACGTTCCCTACGGATTGCCATAAAGTGTAAGCGGTCACGTTCTGCTATCTTGGCACGTAACTTACGGTTACGCTTACGGCGTTTCATTGCTGCCTTGCGGTTAACCTGAAAGGTTCCGTTAGGGTCACACTTAGCCTTACGATTGCGGCACCGTTCAATGATGCGCTCGTTAGCTATCGCCTCGACCTCGGCAATCAGTGCATCAGGGTCCAGAGGGAAACCGTCCTCACGTTCACGGTCATGTGAGAAACTAACCGGGTCAGTGATGTACGGGACATCGTTGTCATCGAACATAATGTTCCCACTGTGCATGTCGAAAGATGCAATACCGTGGAAGAACTCACGAATCATCTTGCATGTCTCAATGAACTCCTTGCTAACATATTGTGCGTACCAATTGGCATCACCTCCAGAGCACTCAATGAACTCCTGCGCAGCACTTGCATACTTTGCGTGAACATCGTTAGCGTAACGGTCACAGCTTTTTAAGCGGTCCAGTACGACCGTATAGCAACCTGCATGACGTGCTACGTGATAGACGTTAGGGATACCCGCTCGACCTTGGTGCATCCTACAGAATGCAGTGTATGCAGCGCCTGAATCCTCTTTCTTAAAGCCAACCTTAATGACTCGACCCGGTAACATTTCGTGCGAGTAGGCCGCACTGAAGTGACCATTGCCTAACATCTTGAATCCAGCATCACGCATGAGTGCGCCCAAGGTGTGCCACCAGTCTTGATGCTCCAGACCGTTCGAACCTTCAGTGTCGTTGCCATCGCTTGTCTCACCGTTCACGATGTCAGCAGCCAGTGCAACCAGAAGAGGCTGGCGCTTGTCCAGTTCGCTAATCGGGAGTGACTTGATGATTGCCAGACGTGCCTGAATGTCGGTGTAGTTCATTAGATTATGTCCTTTAAGAAAGATTGTTCAGTGTATTGTTTAATGCTTGTTCGAGTGCTGCCAGCTTTTGGGCTTTTACCTTTTCCTTTCGCCTGTGCCAAGCTGCCCTCTCTTGTTCCTTGCGGCGTTCGAGGTTGTTCTCCCTCCATGTCCTCACTATGCGCCTGTTTGCAGCATAGAGTGTGCCATTCTGCATGTAACCTTTCTTCAGGTCATCAGTGCGTTGCAACATAGAAGATACCAACCTTGTTAGCCTTAAAGCGCCCGTTACGTTCACGGACTGTGAATCGTGGTAGAAAGCCATACTTCAGGTGCGAGAAGTTAGCCTTGTGTACCTTGAGACCCTTGCGGAAGTCTCGAAGGAAGTACGCCCCAATCAGAGCGTACATCGTGATTACGAAGAGTGCGACCATGTTATGCTACCTGCCAGTATTTGCCGAACTCGTCAACCGTGAAGCAGCCTTGGATTGGTGCACCTTTAGGGATGCGCTGGAAGCTACCTTGCAGACGTTCAGCTTTGTACCCGTCGATGCCTTTAGCGTACACTAAGCCAGCCGTGTGAGTCTGTGACTTATAGACCAGTACGCAATCTTGTTCCCACTCATTACATGCCAGACGTGCGACATTGAGAACCTGTGCCTTGTCTTTACAACGTACACGGATTGTTTTCTCTTCAGTCGGTGCACTTGAGATGGCTTCGCGGTAACAGCCAGTTAAATCGGTAGACTCAACGCTACCATAAAGACCCGGTGCGTTGCGCAGGTTGTTAACCATGTGGCGGTGGCGACTCATGTTGACCTCATCGTCGAGGTTAGAACGGAATGCGCTTACCAGTACATAGAAAACATTAGCTTGCTCTTTAGTGTGAATCATGATGATTGCCTCAGTTGCAGTGATTATCATAAAGAGTACACGTTGTTGCTTGTTGTGTACCCTTGAGTTAATCGCTGTTAGTGCCGTCATCTCAAGAGTGCTTATTGTCCAAATTGTTAAAGAGCTTTAAGTGCAGGTTTGTTAGCACCGAGTCCCTTTCAGTGTGGGACATCACAAGAACGTTATGTCGTGGTACATCTTACATCTTATCGTTACTACTTGTCAACTACTTTTGTTTCTCACCGTGACACCTCATGTTGTTTCAGAGGGCGACCAGTTGTTGACGACTGCTATACTACGTTGTTTCTTTCGTTGAGTCAACCACTTTCGTATGTCTGGTTGATGACTACTTGAGACCCTTCAGCCTTACCAGATAACTCTAGGTCTTGTCTGGTAGTTGGTAGCGTTGTGTCTCTCAACGGTTGCTATAGTCTCACAGGTTAATCTTAGAGTCAATACTTAAAGTAACAAATAGTTGTCTTTAAGTGGTCTTTAAGTTTTCACTATAAGGAAGGTATTAGTAATAAGACCATAAACAACCATTCTCAATAGTGAGTCGTATAAAGGCTATTGACTGTAAGCCGGCTTTAAGGCACTATAAGCACTCAGTCAATTCTACTTGTCTCTCTCATTACTCAGAGACTGCTAAACAGAGTAAGATAGTGATTCTCTTAGTGACTAAGCCTATAGGTCACTGATAAACTGAAGGCACCGACTGAAGGTTAACATAAGGATAGAGTCCCACAGTGGTAACATAATGTAGTCACTCAAAGAGAAACCTGGTGATGACTCAAGGTCACTTACAGATAGGGACACAGAGAGGTCTACATATAGTGGTCATAAGGTATCAAACACCCTATATCTAGTGGTAACACCTAGAGTTAACCCAATGTCTCACATAAGGATTGACATTAAGTAAACCATAAGTTACCATAAGGGTGGCACTCTTTGGGTGGAACTGAAGGAGGCCATAGGGGGGAACTCGGTGTTTATGAACTATGAG